TGTCGTCTCTCCTGTTTCGTGCCGGCACCCCTGCCGGCCACACCCACAGCCTACACACCATCGTCACAAGTGTCAAGCACATGTGTGTTGATTGTGCTTTGGCCGCATTGGGATGCGGTGGTTAGAGTAGATCAGTGATCGCCTTGATCGCCTCTTCCTTCCCGCGCGCCACGATCACCCGATCACCGATCCCGCGCAGGTAGTCATGCCACCGGCGCTGGTCCGGCGACACGATGCCACCAGATGCGCGCTTGAACTCGATCCACAGCCGCAGGGCCGGGACATGGAGGTCAGGCACGCCGCGCGTAACGCCCTCTGCCTTGAGCCGGGCGCCCTGGCTGGCTCCACGGTGGCCACCGTTGGGGATCGCGTACAGCCACACGTCTGGGTGCGTCTGGCGCATCCACTGAACGAACTCGCGTTGCTCTTCGTGCTCGGTCTTCAAAACGGCACCTCATCCTTCCAGTCGGGGCAGGCGTTGGGGGTTTCGGCGAAGTCGGTGGGTGGCACCTCGAGGTGGACACCACAGACGAACGTGTGTCCGTCGAGGTGGGCGCAGTTGAAACACACCCTCGGCATCCGCTCGCGCAGCGCCACGCATTCGTCGTCCCATTGCTTCAAGACTTTTGGTCGGTCCATGTTCTCCTCGTGATCGTGTGGAACTTGCCTTCTGTCGTGTAGCGGATCTCCGCAGGATGCGGGGCCGCGTTGAACGCCGCGCACACGGCGTCAAGGTCAGCGTTGGCAATGAGGTCCGGCGGCAGGTGGCTGGCCACCTCCTGCGCCATCTTGGCGACCGTCGTCCACGCCTTGCGCCCGGCGTAGCCATCATGGAGCACCGTCAGATACTCGGTGACGGGCTTGTCGCTGAGACAGCCATAGTAGGTCACCGTCAGCATGTCCTTCCCGGACTTGCTGACCACCTTGCGCCACGTCCATTCGGTGACCTCGAGCGTCTGGATGTCGTCAGGGTTGACGCCAAACACCATGTCGGTGTCGACGAGCTGCGGGCGCTCGGCCTGCCCGCCCTTCTCCTTCACCGGGAACTGGTGCCCGCAGGCCGGGCACACCATGACGTGGATGGGCACAAGCTCGGCGCACTCGCGGTCCCCCACAAGACCAGGGCACACCTTCACCGGCTGCTCACCCGACCCACCTGGTCCCTTCACCCTCGGCGCCGTGATGACGCCGTGTTGCGAGACGAGGCCGGCGAAATCCAAGACGAGGCAATCGGTCTTGCCCGGCGCCTTGCGCAGCCCGCGTCCGGACATCTGCATGTAGAGGGCGACCGACATCGTCGGACGGCAGAACGCGATCAGGTCGACGCATGGGGCGTCAAACCCCGTCGTCAGCACGTTGGCGTTTGTGATCGCCGTGATCTTGCCGGCCTTGAAGTCGGCGATGATCTGCTCTCGATCACCCTTCGGCGTGTCGCCGGTGATGCACTCCGTGACGACACCACGAGCGCGCAGTGCGTCTCGCATGTGCTCGGCGTGGCGAACACCGGTGCAGAACACCAGCCACGACTTGCGGCCCGTCGCGTTGGCCACAATCTCGTCGGCGACGACGGCGTTTTGCTCGCTGGTGTCGACGAGGTCCTGAAGCTCGGACTCGATGAACTCGCCGCCACGCTTGTGGATGGCGCTCGTGTCAAAACGCTTCTGGGTTGCCTTGCACCGCAGCGGCGACAGGAAGTCGCGGGCCAGCAGTTCCTCGATGCTCACCGGCTCCACGAGGCCATCAAACAGCGCCGGCTTGTCGGTGATGTAGCCGTGGCCCAATCTGTAAGGAGTCGCGGTCAACCCGATCACGCGCATGCACGGGTTGATCTGGGCCAGCTCGCCGATAAATCGCCGGTAGCTGCCCTCGTCGTCGTGGTTGACCAGGTGGCACTCGTCGATGATGCACAGATCGACGTGCCCGACGTCGGCGGCACGGTTGCGGATCGACTGGATGCCGGCAAACGTGATCGGCTCCCCGAGGTCACGCCGACGCATGCCAGCGTGATAGATACCCATCGGCGCAGCCGGCCACACGGCGCGCATGCGCTCGGCGTTCTGCTCGATGATCTCCTTGACGTGGGACAGCATCAAGATCCGCGTCTCGGGCCACTCCGTCAGTGCCTCCTTGCACATGGTGGCGACGACCACCGACTTCCCGGCGCCCGTCGGAAGGACGAGGCACGGGTGCCCTTCGTTCTGCGCCATCCACGCCATGACCTCGTCGATGGCGCGGCGCTGGTAGTCCCTGATCTTCACGGCTTCACCATGTGGTCGTGCGTCTCGTAGTCGGTGCAGCCCATCCGCTGGTTGGCGACGGGGATCGGCTCGTAGTCGTGGCGCTCACACCGCCAGGTGCCATCCTCCTTCGCCGTGCTGTGCGCGCACGTCCGGCAGGAGCGGGGTACGTCGCGGGTCGCCGGTGAGTGGCAGAACGAGTGCCCGGGGCACATCTTGCACTTCCACCACGACGGGTCATGCGACAGCGGCGGCGGGATCTCGTCGACAATGGCCAGCCGCTTGCCGCGCGCGATCGCCTTCTCGGCGACGTCGCGGTCGTAGCGCACCCGCTCCGTGTAGATGCGGTCGTCGTCCTTGCACACGGCGAGGTAGAGCGCCCGGTCGATGCCGAGGCCGTGCATGTAGCATTGCATCTGAATGAAGTGGCGCGGCTTGGACTTTTCCACGCCGTGCTTCTCGAGGTCGTCAAACGACTTGGCGCTGTGCGTCTTGAACTCGGCGACATGGGCCTTCTTCGGCGCCTCGGGCACGCCAGACCGGATCACGGCGTCGACGGAGCCGGACACATGGCACCCAAAGTCCACGCGCTGCTGCTCACCCTCGTCGATGACGCACCCGATCGCCCGGAGGTCGCCGAGAATCGTGGGCTCCTCACGGTGGCCACGGCGGAACAGCCGCAGCATGCGCCCGCTGAAGGGCTCGATGACGGCCCACCTGAACTTGAGCCAGAGCCACCGGTCGCACTCGTGGCCCAGCTCGCTGCATCCCATGTGTGGGCGCGGGGGTTCCTGGCGGGCCTCGTGGTAGCGGTCGATCGCCTCGGCGGTGAGGCTGCGCGGGGGAGGAATGGGGGCCATGAATCACCAAAAGAAACGGGGGCCACGGGCGCCCCCGGTTGAGGTCAGCGGTCGAGGACTCGGATGTAGGCCCTGCCCGAAAACTCGTCCTCGTGAATGGCGCTGGTGATCTTGGCCAGCGCCTCGGCGATCTTCTCAAGAGCCTCCACCTTGCGCCGTTCCAGCGCCTCGGCTTCGGTTTCCAGAGACGGCCCGCTCACTTCTTCCCCCAAGGCGGCGTCTTGCCGGTGCTGGCGGGAGCGGACGACGGAGCCGACGGCGCGCCACCACCGATCGCCTTGTAGCCCTTCACCTCGTTCTGGGTGCCGTAGTCCGCCGACTCGCGGATCGTGACCTTGACCGAGACGTGACGCCCGATCAGCTGGTCCGTGTCCTCGAGGCGGGGCAGGCCGACGGCGCGCATCAACTCGCCGAGCTGCTGCTGCCCGATCTCCTCTGCCTTGGGGTTCGGGTTGCGCAGGTTGATGTTGGAGAACAACACCCGACCCTGGTGCGACGGGCCAGTCACGTCGATCCGCAGCTTGATGTAGCTGCCGGTCTTGGCGTTGGTCTGCTTCACCTCTGCGGCGCTGATCGTGCCGGCGTACCAGCCAGCGGGGATCGGGGAGAAGTCGCGATCGACCTTCGGGAGATCGTCGGCGACGTATGCGGTGTCAAGCTTGGCCATGTCTCAGTGCTCCTTCTTCGTGATGCTGAAGCTGGGACGGCCCGGCTTCGTGGTGATCGCCCCGGTCAGGGGCTTGGTGATGCTCTCGTCGGCGCGGTCCCACGCCTTCGCGTTGATCTCGGCCTTCCATCGAAAGAGGGCCGACAGGTGGTCGGTCAGCCCAGCCTCGCGGGCGAGGTCTTGCAGGGCGTCGGTGTCGACCTTGCGATCGATGCGACCCACGATCTTGACCTCGACGTCGTCGAAGTCGCGCCGCATCGTGCCATCGAGGTCGGCGGGCACCTTGAGGGCGGCGGCGATCTGGTCCTCGAGGTCGCGCCGGCGTTCCTGGGCGGCGCGCTCGGCTTCCTTTGCTTCCATCCATGCGGTGAGGAGGTCGATCACGGCGCACCCCCGATCTTCCCGATCAGCGCCTTCAGGTCGTACGGCTCCCACATGTCGAGGCGGCCAGACCGGTCCTTCGCGTGCCAGACGCCATCGTCGTGGCACTGGAAGACGCGCTCCACCGTCTCTCCGGTGCGATGGACGCGGACCACCACCACCTCATCGAAGAAGTAGGGCAGGTCGGCGGTCAGCTTCTTGCCAGGCATGCTGGCGACGTAGCGGACCTCGCCCATCTCCGTGGCACCCTTCTCGATCTTCGCCGTCATGACGACGTGACGGTTCGGCAGGTCGCGGAAAGCGCGGATGACGCCGGCCATCTTGTCCTGCATCTCGCCGTAGGCCGCGCGCGGATCCTTGGCGCCCTTGGTGCCCGGCTTGCGCTCGTCGGCCAGCACCACCTCGGCGATCTCGGACAGCGAGTCGATCCCCACCGCGTTGAACTGGCGAGCCTCGGCGGACTCCGTCAGCCACGCATACGCCTCGTAGAGATCGTCGATGCCGTTGATCTGGATGTAGGGCTTGTCCGCCTGTCGAATGGAGAGAAGCCCCTCCTCGGCAGACAGGATCACGATGTCGTCGAGGTGGGCAAGCGCCCGGGTCTTGCCTGCGCCGGACTCACCCGGGATCAGGACTTTGACGAACGGGGCAGACAGGCTGCCCGTGCGGCGTAGTGAAATGGCCATGCGGCCCTCCGTTGTGGCGCGGTCCGGTTGATCGGGTTGCGCCGTTGCATATGGACACTACAGGCACCATATGGAACAGTCAAGCACGAACGGAGGCACGATGTCAGCAGATCAGATTAGAGCCGCGATGGCGGACCGGGGAATCAAGATCAAGGACGTGGCGAAGGCCACCGGGCTGTCGCGGGGGACCATCTATCGCTTCCTGAAGGGCGAAGCGGAGGCGCACCCGTCAACGTTGGTGCTCCTCGAGGGCTACCTGAAGGGGGTGCTCCGTGGCTGATCTCACCCGCTACTTCGGTGGCGCCTTCATCCCCCAAGACCCCGGCACGCCAGAGGAACAGCTGATCCGCGCCATGGAGGTGGCGGGCATCGATCCCCCGGCGTCGGTCGTCCTCGACGGCAAGATCCACCGGTTCAAGGCCAGCGCCGGCAAGGAAAAGTCGGGCTGGTACATCGCCTACGCCGACGGCGTCCCCGCCGGGCGCTTTGGTGACTGGCGTACCGGCCTCGACGAGACGTGGCGGGCGGACATCGGGCGCCGGCTCTCTGCTGCGGAAGAGGTGGAGCACGCGCGGCGCATGGCCGAGGTGAAGGCCCAGCGTGACGCCGAGGCGGAAGCCCGCCATGAAGTGGCGAGCGACGTGGTGTCCCGCATCTGGGAGGACGTGGCGCCGGCGCCGGCAGATCACCCCTACCTGGTGCGCAAGGGGGTCAGGCCCCACGATCTCCGCGTCACCGGCGACGGGCGCCTCGTGGCCCCGCTCTACTCACCAGAGGACGAGCTCGCGTCGCTCCAATATATCGACGCCACCGGCGGCAAGCTCTACCACCCCGGCGGGCAAACGGGCGGGTGCTTCACCCTGATCGGGGAGATGGACCCCGAGGGTGTGACGTACATTGTCGAGGGCTACGCCACCGGCGCCACCG